ATACTAAGTCTTTTAAAGGTGCTACAGGAATGGCTATCTGCACATCTTTGTTGAAAACTAAACCATTTAACGATTACTTAAAAGCTAACTTTCCTAACAAAGACTGTATTATTTATTACGGATTTGATAAGAATGAACTACATCGTGTTCAAAGAAGAGCCAGTATTTTAGGAGAACAAGGTTATAAATCAGATTATCCATTAGCTTTGTGGAAAGAACTTAAATACACCGAAACAAAAGAAATAGGCATTGCTAGACCACTGGCTTATACTAAATTTAAACACGCTAACTGCACAGGTTGTCTTAAAGCAGGTAAACAGCATTGGTATATTGTTTACTGCGATAGACCTGATATCTGGGAAAAAGCTAAAGCAGCTGAAGATGAAATCGGTTATTCCATCATGAAAAACGATTATCTAGAAGAACTAGAGCCAATGTTCTCTAAAATGAAAGAACTAGGTATTGAAGCTACAGAACATGAAGACGCTAGAACCTTTTTTGCTAGAGTAAAGAAACAGATAGCAAACTATGAAGATGAAGAAGTATCAAAACCCTGTGAGTGTACTTTTTAAGGAAAACTATGAAAGACGATGATTACGATTATGAAGATGAAGAGAATGTATTAGGTGTTGTCTCTATTGTTGCTTACAAGAATGACACCTACACTCTCAGAACAGACTTAAGCGGTGAAGAGATGGTGCAGCTAGTTGTAGAAGTTGGTGATGATTTATTAGAAGGAGCAGTAGAAGGACTTGAAAGTATTTCACATAGTGGAATGACAAAGCACTGATATGTGCTATACTTACCTTGCAGTATTTCATAAATGCAGTATCTAAGGAGAATCAAATGAGTGATATTAAACCAGTAAAACTAAACGCTGAAATCAAGTGGGCTTTCTTTGACAAAGTATCAGAGATGAGTGGAAAGTACCAAGTCGATTTGACTAACCTAAGCGACTCAGCAGTTAAAGCTTTGGAAGCTATGGGTGTTTCAGTTAGAAAGCGTGAAGACAAACCAGAGAACGGTTGGTATGTTACTGTTAAATCTAATAACCCTATTAAGCCTGTTGATGAGAAAGGTAATCCTGTCACAGCTATTGTTGCAAACGGTTCTAAAGCAACAGCATTGGTATCAGCATATCAATGGAAGTGGAAGAACAAAGAAGGTATTAGTCCATCATTGATGAAGATTGTTATTACTGACTTGAAGGAATATGTTCCTGAAGGTGGTGTAGCTTCTTTAGAAGATGACGACATCCTATAATGATAACAGCTCTGATTGATGCTGATTCGCTGTGTTACGCAGTAGGGTTCTCATCTAATGATTTAGACGAAGCCCTTGCTGTGTCTCGCTTAGAGTCAACAATGATAGAGCTTTGTATGGACATTGAGTGTGATGATTATAAGGGATTCCTTACAGGTAAGGGTAACTTCCGAAATGATATAGCAGTCACTGTTCCATATAAAGGAACTAGACCTTCAGAGAAACCAGTACACTTACAAGCCCTGAGAGACCACTTAGTGACCTCTTGGGGTTTTGTCGTTGTAGATGGTATCGAAGCTGATGATGCTGTTGGCATTGCTGCTTACGCTCTTGATGAAGAAGAATCTATCATTACGCATATTGATAAAGATTTGAACCAGTTCCGAGGACATCATTACAACTATCGCAAGAAAGAGAAGTATTATGTCTCTGAGTTTGAAGGATGGTATAACTTCTACTTACAGATTCTAACTGGAGACAGAATTGACAACATTGAAGGTTTAAAAGGTATTGGACCTGCTAAGGGTGCTAAGATACTAAAGGACTGCACAACAGTTGAAGAACTTTACACTGCTGTTCTTAAAGCTTATGATGGCGATGTTGTTCGAGTATTAGAGAATGGACAGTTACTTTACTTACAGAGAAAAGAAGGAGATGTATGGACACCACCCCAAGCATAGTCCAAGTGTCGTGGATTGACGCTGTGGCTGATTCAGGTTGGGAAGAAAAGACCAAAGCAGAGATACATCATTGTGTCACTGTTGGTTTCTTGATTGATGAAACAGAAGAAGCCTTATGTATTGCATCAACATGGTCTCATAATCAGACTAATGCTAGGATTCATATTCCTAAAGCATGGATTAACAATAGAAAGGTATTATCAAGTGACACCACAATCAGCAAAGCAAAAAGGTCGCAACCTCCAGAAATGGGTCGTAAAAGAACTTCTAAAAAGGTATCCGCAACTAAACGAACTTGACCTACGCAGTTGTCCAATGGGTTCTCATGGAGAGGATGTTGTGATGTCGCAAGCTGCTAAGGACGCTATTCCAGCAGTGTTTGAGTGTAAGTCGTTAGCAAAGGTAGCTGTTTACAATTACTATGACCAGGCTAAGACACACGGTAACTATGAACCCATCGTTATTGTGAAGCAAAATGGCAGAGCTCCGTTAGCAGTTATTGACGCTGAAGTATTATTTGACATGATGGCAGGATAAGATGAGTTACGCTAAAGACCTATCAGAAGAACTAAACAATATTGTATCTACTCTTGAAGTAGAAGCTCGTTACATGAGAGAACGCAATGAACGCTTGCAAGAAGAGAATGAATACTTGAAAAAGCAAGTAGATGTGTTATTAAAAGTAATTGGAAAGGAACATAATGGATATTAAACTTGATGTCGATAACGACTTCTGTGATGAGATTGTAGCTGCTAGATTGATAGGCACTTACAAATCTCTAAAGAAGGACATTAAAGAAAAGAATTGGGGACAGGAAGACTTAGAAAGCTTTGCAAAAGTTGTTGAAGGTCTTGAAGTTGTTGGTCCTTGGTTCGTACACGACTGGAAAAGGAAGACTAAGTGAGAATACTTTTACTTGATATTGAAACAAGCCCTAATAGTGCTTATGTCTGGGGTCTCTATGACCAAAACATCGGCATCAATCAAATGATAGATTCATCTCAAGTTCTTTGTTACTGTGCTAAATGGCTCGGTGATAAAGAAGTTGTATTTGACTCTATTCATAAATCATCTCGTAAGAAAATGTTGAAAGGAATTCATGGACTTATCGACCAAGCAGACGGTGTTGTTACTTATAATGGCAATAAGTTCGATTTACCTATTCTTAACAAGGAATTCTTACTTCATAATCTTAATCCACCATCACCTGCTAAGAAGATTGACTTACTTCGCACTGTTAGGAGCAACTTTAGGTTTACTTCTAACAAACTAGATTATGTCTCACAACAATTAGGACTAGGAAAGAAGGTAGAGCATGAAGGATTTGAACTTTGGCTTAAGTGTATGGATAAAGATAATGCAGCTTGGAGTCGTATGGAAAAGTACAACATTCAAGATGTCATGTTATTGGAGAAGCTTTACTATAAACTTCTTCCTTGGATTAAATCGTTGCCTAATCACAATCTTAATACAGATAATCATGTATGCCCAAGCTGTGCTTCGCAGAAGATACAAAAGCGTGGATTCGCTCTGGCAACAACAGGAACATACCAAAGGTATCAATGCAAAGCCTGTGGTTCGTGGAGTCAAGGGACTACAGCGATTAAAAAAGGTATCCAAATCAAGGGGTCTGTAGGATGACAAATATATTTAACTCAAATCCAGTCGCAATGCCAAATGTGTGTTATGATACTCGTCCCTCTGAAAAAGAAGGACTTGAAGACCAAGGCGATATTATGTCTAGACAAGTTGGTGGAAATCACTACAAAAGAGCTTGTCAACCTTGGGAAATCATTGAAGAATGGGAATTAAACTATTGGGCTGGTAACATTATTAAATATGTGTTACGATACCCACATAAGAACGGTGTTGAAGACTTAGAAAAAGCTAAACACTATTTAGAATACTTAATCAAGAAGGAAAAAGATGCCGCTACTGCTACACGAGATTAAAGAGCGACTTACAGAGCTTGATGAAGTAACCTTGTTAGAGCTATTAGACATTACTAGCGAAGACATTGTAGAACAGTTCTCTGACCGAATTGAGGAAAGAGCCGATAAACTAGAAAAAGAGGTACGCTAACACATGGAATATAACACTCCGTTCAGTACAGTGGGATACATCACTTACAAAAGAACTTATGCTCGTAGATTAGACGAAGCAGACGCTAATAGTCCTACAGAAGAATTTGAAGACACTGTTAATCGTGTCATCGCTTCTGCTAATAATCAGTTAAATGTAGGGTTTGATTCAGATGAAAAAGCTAGATTAAGAAAATACTTGATGGAGCTTAAAGGAACTGTTGCAGGTCGTTTCTTATGGCAGATGGGTACAGGAACTGTTGATAAGCTAGGTCTTGCTAGTTTACAGAATTGTGCTTTCACAGTGATTAATGAGCCTGTTCGTCCTTTTACATGGGCGATGGATATGTTAATGTTAGGCTCTGGTGTTGGCTATAATATTCAGAAAGTTAATGTTGATAAATTACCTATTGTTAATTCCAGCTTTTCTGCTCCGACTCGTCTTGATGTTGCCGATGCTGATTTTATTGTTCCTGATTCTAGGGAGGGATGGGTCGCACTTCTTGGTAAGACGCTTAAAGCAGCTTTTCTAAGCGACAAGAAGAGCACATTCTCTTTCTCTACAATGAACATTCGTGGTAAAGGTGCTCCTATCAAGGGCTTTGGTGGCACTGCTAGTGGTCCTGAAGACCTATGTTGGGGTATTGCTAAGATTAGTGAAGTATTAGAGAAGAGAGCAGGTCGTAAGCTTCGCCCTATTGACTGTCTAGACATCATGAACATTATTGGTGCTGTTGTGGTAGCTGGTAATGTGCGTAGGTCTGCACAGATTGCTATTGGCGATGCTGATGATGTTGAGTACTTGTTAGCAAAGCGTTGGGATATGGGTAACATCCCTTCATGGAGAGCTATGTCTAACAACTCAGTAGTGTGTAACGACATTAAAGACCTACACGAATACTTCTGGGACGGTTACGAAGGTAAAGGCGAGCCATACGGTTTAATTAATCTTAAATTGAGTCGTAAGATGGGTCGTCTAGGTGAAACACAATATCCTGACCCTGATGTTCAAGGCTATAACCCGTGTGCAGAACAGTCATTAGCAGCTTATGAGACTTGCTGTTTAGCTGAAGTGTGGCTTCCTAATGTATCTAGCTATTCTGAGTTTGTTGATATTTGTCAGTTGCTGTACCGTATCAATAAGCACTCTTTAGCTCTACCTTGTCACTTAGATGAGACTGCTGATATTGTGCACAAGAATATGCGTATGGGTATTGGTGTTACAGGTGTTCTACAAGCTTCTGAAGAGCAGAAATCTTGGTTAAGACCTGCTTACACTCAGTTGCGTGAGTTCGACAAAAAATATAGTGAACAGCATGGTTTCCCTACATCAGTAAAGATTACTACTGTAAAGCCTAGCGGTACATTGTCTTTGTTGCCTGGTGTTACACCTGGTTGTCATCCTGCTTATGCTCAATACATGATTAGACGCATCCGCATCTCTGCAGACCATTCTTTGGTGAATGTATGTCGTGAACATGGGTATCCTGTAGAGTATCAACAGAACTTTGATGGTTCAGAGGACCACAGTACAGTTGTAGTGTCTTTCCCTTTTGCATATCCTGAAGGAACTGTATTAGCGAATGAAATGACAGCTATCTCTCAGTTAGAGACAGTTAAATGGTTACAGGAAGTTTGGAGTGATAACTCTGTATCTTGTACTGTTTACTACCGTAAAGAAGAGTTGCCTGAGATTAAGAAGTATTTAGCTAAGAACTACAAGAACAATCATAAATCTTTGTCTTTCTTACTACATAGTGAGCATGGTTTTAAACAAGCACCCTATGAAGAAATAACTAAAGAAGCTTATGA